TAGTTGAGTTCCAAGTACTTCTGGGATAGAAGCAATCGTGCCACCGCCTGCAGAGTCACTTAATAAGTTTTTGCCGTAAAGAACCTTAGATACTTTATTTTCTTGGAATACAACTAAATCTGTATCACGTGCATAAAGTTTTTGAATATTACCAAAGAATCTATCTAAATATTTAAAGTTACCAAGTGATAAATTAAACTCATTCAGTCTGTTAATGGCTGTAGTCTGTTGGTACACGCCACTATATGTCAAAGCCTGAACAAGTGTTTGCTCTGCGTAACCTTCAATAGTTGAATTAGCCCTTGGGCTAAAGTCCATTCTAGCCGAATTAAAGTCATCTCTAATTCTAAAACTTTCAACATTATTGCTCCACGCAAATGCATTAAAGTCATAGTTAGGGTAAGCTACGCTGTCTTGCTTATTTAAAAAAGCAATTCCATTTTGACCTGCAACTGGAGGGACTGCCCCGGGATTTGGTAATATTTGATTAGTACCATTTGTCTGATGGCTATTATTTATAATTGGATATGTATTAGTTAACTCATAATAGATATCTTGATTAGTATCAGTAGGTACCGTTTCAAATAATACAGGAGAAAGAGTTTGCTGAAAATCAAAAATAACTTCCATTATAGGATCAGTTCCAAGATCAACCCCATGAACATACATGAATTTAATGTAGTACTAGAAATACTTCCACCGCATTCTCCTTGCCAATTACCACTAGTAACTACAAAGTCTACAAGTCTTCTAAAGCACACATTTCTAGGGCCAATACTACTGACTCCGCTATATTGAATCCATTTAGAGTATGCAGAATCTTCAAAAAACCATTCTTCTATGTTCCTATAATTTCTTGTACACACAAATGATTGCACAGATTGTGTATTTCCATTATTAGGTTCTTTCATTTTAAAAGTCAATAAAGCACCAGCTTTAATTTCTCTGTCTCCTAAAAAACTAGTTGTTGGATTCCATTTACTTCCAGTAGCATAACCATAAGGTGCATCAATAGACCAGTTAGGACCACCAAAAATATTTCTTTGACCATTCCTGCAAGTTACGGCCCAATAGTCTCCTAAGTTATGACCAGTAGCTGCAAGAAATTTTATTCTGCATATTGGGTATAAAGTAGGAGCCGTATTAAAATATTGAACACTAAGTGTTATATCACTACCAGCTGTTATTGGATTATTTTCGGAAATTAAAATATTTAAATTATTGTAAAAAGCATATACTTTATAAGTATCTCCAGAGCTACTAACTGAATCTATCTGAATTGTAAATCTAACATCACCTCCAAGTGTTGATGTAATAATACTATTACTATTTGATGTTCTTAAATCATCATTACCATTACCATAAAAGATGGGGTTTTCAGCTACAGGGAAATAATTAGCAATTGCTTCAACATCTCCTGTGTTTATATTTGTGAAGCTATATTGATACACATCAGGAAGTAAATTACTTCCAATTTTAACTTTAAAGTAAACACCAGCAGGTTGTTGGTTATTATTATTTAAAAAGTTTGCAGATTTAGATACGATATCTAATACTTTAAATTGAGTATTTAAATTTGCGTTTGTTGAGTTTTTTAAATATAAATATGATCCAACTGATATTTTATCTACGTCAGATTGGTTAATTAAAAACCACTTAAATTGACCATCACTAAAATATGTTAATGGAAAAACATTATAATAATCTTGCTTATTTTGTTTTAGTACAAATCTATAATAAGTAGCAAATGCAGGTGGAGCAAAGCTTTTATCTATAGTTATTTGAATATTATTTTCATAGTTTGCCCTATCAGCTGGTATAAAAATAGTATTAGTATTTACCGTAGGAACAATTACAGTAGTTGAGCGGCCATAGTCATCTAAATAAACAATCCCTACTTCATAGTCACGATTACTTTTAAATGTAGCATGAGGTAGATTGTCAGTAATCTTATTTCCAATTAATGTTAATGAAAATTTAGGATTAATTGGTAATCCTGAATAGTCAGTCAAATTAAAGAATTGAGTATAGTTACCGTAAACCAACCTGCTACCAATTAAGTCTTGCGACTTTGCCTTTAATGGGACATTGTCAAATAGTCTATTGATTTGATCCGAAGGAAGTACTGTATATACTTTATTATTTTGAAATCTAAAAGTCTTGTCTTGATTATTACCAAACCCATTCGCACGCTTATTAATATTATCAATTATATATGCGTTAGTACTTAATGTATCAATAAATATTAATTGAACTTCTTTAACATTTGGACCACCAGTATTATATTTAATATCTACAGCATTCTTACTGTTAACCATAGATACGTTCTCAGATACACCATAGTCATAAGCAAAAGGCTTTGGTAAAAAAGCCACAGGAGAAAATGGAGATAATGAACTATATTCATCATCAATATATTTATATCTATATGAGAAATATAAAAACTTATTTTCTAAGTTATTTGGATTAGGATCAACTACAGATGGGAATGATATAGTAGGAGATGAAAGAGGAGGCTGAACAATAACATTAATATCAGCTGCGGTTACCGTAGCAAAGTTGTTAATAGCAAAGTTCTTACATCTTTCAATGTTTATCTTTCTTGGAGGATTATAGTTATCAGTCCAAAATAATAAACCATTGATATAGTTTATCCCTGTTACATAAAATGACTTATTGAAATTAAGTAACGATGGCGTAGTTGGTGTAGTTTTTGCCGCCCTTAGTACAGTCGTAGTTAAATCCAACGTCTCATTGTATTCAAATATTGCATCTGCATTATCTGCAGCTACAAGCCAATAAATTAAATTTGATTCTGAGTATGATAAAGCACCAATACATTTGGCATTTGTCAATCCCAAAGAACTATTCATTAATCTATTACCTAAGTAATTTTGCACAGAACCATTGTTAGATCCTTCAGTAGAAATAAATTGTCCATCTGAGTCTCCAACAATAATATTTAATCCATCACGATATTGACCATCAGGGAGAAAATGAGGATCTAAATCCTTGTTCATTATCCCCTGTAGGAAATTTCTTTGTAATTCTGCCATTTTATTTTATCCACTTAGATTGGCCTCTCATGTTCATTAACAAGCGACCAGGATGTAAATTACTTAATCTGATTTTAGTGTTTCTCCAATTAGATGTTTTTTCTTTACGAGCTCTATTAATAATGTACTCAGGCTGATTAGCCTTTGTGTTTAAGATAGCCCATTTGATGTAAGAATACAAATACTCTTCGGCTAATTTAGGCACAGGGATTTGCTCATCTGTTAGCCCATATAGTCCATCAGAGATATACTCTAATACAACTGATTGGCGATGCACGCCTGTACTAAAATTAATAACACCTTCTGTTTTATTAATAGTAAACGTAGGGTTGGCGGTGGCTGCTTCGGTATTTAATCCGTAGTACTGCCCACCCGGATAATTAAAATACCACAATCCATCCAAATACCAACCCCATTGGTCGTTATACTCGCAGTAGCATTGATTCAATCCAATTAATCTTGATGCATCTAATTTAGATGTAACTATTAACGCATTGCCATTTTCATCAAATGTAATAGCATAAGTGTTATCCTGTAAATATTCTGTTGCTGAATTAGCTTGCAAATTTTCACTCATTGGATACAATATGCCTCCGCAGAATAAAGAAATGCGAACCCAATTGACATAGTCAGGAGGTAACACAAATTTTAAATTATCACCAACGCTTAATTGCAAAGCATTGATAACACGATTGCCATCATACTGCAATTCTTGCAATCCACGTTTAGCGTGAAATAGGATTTTGTAGCGATTTATGTTATTTAACAAATCGCCATCATCCACGTACATTAATTGGAAATTGTTAACAATCTCCTTTAATGTGACATTTTGGTAAGTGCCCCAGTTTTTGTCTGTAGGTGCTACCCCATCATTGGTGTAATATTCTTCTTGAGTCATTATTGTGCCATTTGATCCATGTAAGCTTCTTCAGATTTAGCATTAGCAACAACTTCTTGTTCTCTAATACTAGTACCAGCGTACTCACATATCTTAACAACTAATTTTGGAAAGTCTGATGTTGTTAATTCAAAATCTTGATAGTCGTTAGCACTTTGATTAAACAAAGGACTACCGTTCACCATTGTATATGTCCACTTAGGATCGTATGGGAACCGTATATAATACGTTTCGACATTATTAGTTATAGTCAATGGATAAACAGTTATACTGTTTCCTTGCATAACATATGCTGGATATAAAGTATTTGGTGCTGTTAGATTTGACTGCAACAACTTATATACGTTTCTTTGATCAACGTGCTCAATTTCTTTGTCATTATAATACAATGCATTAAGCAAAAACCAACCTGCTGGCATTGCAAAAGTTTGAGTACCTGAACTATAAACTAATGGAACATTCTTTGAGAAATAGTCAATAGTTTGATCCAACTGCTTGGTAATATCTGAATATCCAGATGTTTCCAACCCTTTGAAATCAGAAAGTTTTGAATTTCTAAAATCAACAAAGTATTGGTTAAAGATTTCCAACTGAGCTTGCTTGGCAAACGAGTTGAATTCTTCAGGAGTTATATATCCATTATTATCCTTGTTAATAATAGACATCACAGTATTTCTAACAGAATTTATCATGATGACAAAGATATAAAAAAAGGAGGACTTTTGTCCTCCCTCTTGTTACTTGGTGTATCTCTTCTCAATAACTTTGTATAATTCAATACCATCGTCACTTTGTAGATAAGCAGTCAACAATTTAATTGGGTCATCTCCAAAAGGAACACCCATTAGTTTCTTTTTATTGTCTGGCAAATTAAAGTAGATATCACGTTTATTGTTCTTTAACATAAACAAGTTGTCTTGTAATGCTTTAGCCGCAATGTTTTGTAAACGTAACTCAGGATCATTAGTCATTTGCAAGAACTCGTCTGGATTGTTACGTGCGTACATTAATACATCACGCTTCAATTCTTCGCTTGATAAACGATCAACACGAGAACCTAATACAATACGGCCAATAGCTTCACGTGTAGATATGTCTAAATTAATAGCAACATTTTGTGCTTCTAATTGAACCATCATCCAATCAATCTGCTCAGTTGCATCTTTTCTAGTATCCAACTCTTGGAATATAACACCATTATCTGGGTGGTATTTTAAGAATTTTTGTAATACTTGATTGTTTTTTGGTACAGTAAGTACGCCATCTTCAAAGATAATTGGTTCTAAGATAGCGTGGCCATCTTGCTCGTCTTCAAATGGTGACTTCTGATTACGTGCATAACGCAATGGACGATTTTGTCCTGTTTCCTCATCGAAATATAATAATGGCTTACGAGCTGTGTTTCTCGAATTCAACATTAACGACATTGGAAATGTTTTTCTTTTTAGGACATAGATTTTGTCCTCGAGTACTAATTTTGACATTTGATTTTAATTTAAATTTTTAAAAAAGAAATAAGGGGAGGATTGCTCCTCCCCAATATTTTACTAAGCTTCGAACAAGAAGAAGTTATTCGCACCAAGTGTACATAAAGCACGCTCAGATAAGAAGTTAACCTCCATTGCATCTAGATCGCTAGTTTGAGCACCACCGGCAGAACCTGTGATCCAAGTCTTGTAGCGACGATCTTCAGTCTCAGAAGCACGGTAACGAACGTGTAAGAACGGACGTTTAGCGTTTTTACCTAAGATTTGATCGTATACTGAAGTAGAACCTGCAGGTACCAAGATACCATTGATAGCTCCACCTACGATTCCACCACGAAGAGTAGCATCGTTCAAGTATTTCCAGTCAGTCTTGTAGAAGTCATAACCACGCTTGAAGCCTTTGAAACCTAAGTTCAAAGCCATGTTCTCATCGTTGTTAAACAAACCGTAAGAAGTACCGTTAGTACCGTAAGAGTTCTGAGAAGCCAACATATCATCGATATCGAATGAGAATTGACGATTCAAGAAAATTACGTTCTCTTGGATAGCACCTTGCTTGTCTAGACGTTGGATGATTGAATCGAAGTCTGACAATGTAGTAGGGTTACCACCTGCCCATACGTTACCACGAGTTGCAACAGCATCAAATAAACCTTCAGTACCAGCAGCACCAGGTTGTACGTTTGAAGCAGCAACTGTTAAGTAAGCCAAAGCACCTGAACTAGCCTCAGCAGGAACACCTTCAACCATTGACATCTCTAAGTAGTCTTCGAAACGTAAACGAGTCTCGTGCTCAGATTTGATGTACCATAAGTATCCAGTAGCACCATTCTCAGAAGTTACTTCAACCCATCCGATTTGAGCCATGTCAGAACCAGATACTGTGTACTTGTCCTTGATGATGATAGGCTTGTTTTCGAAGAAGATGTCTTCTGATTCTAATGAACCAACCATTCCAGTAGATCCTTTAGTGTATTCAGAACCGTAAACAAAAGCAGTTGATACAGTAGATGCAGCAATTGTTTGTCCACCACCTGCGTAGTAAGCTACAGTAAATGTATCATTAGCAGAGTCAACTGCAGTAATGATTGCTTTATCAGAAGCAGAACCAGCGTTAGCTGACAAGAATACAGTTTGGTTAACACGGAAGTTAACTGTTACGTTAGAATCATTCACAGTCCATGTTGCAGTATCAGCACCAGCTACAGCTGTAGTTGTTACGTTAACATATTTTGTGTGTAAACGTCCTTGCTCTGCCCACTTAATTAAGTCAGAGTTAGACGGCATCTCAGCTCCTACTAAACGTAAGAAAGATGCAATAGAGCGATTACCATAACGCTCGAATTCTTTCTCATAAGTATCTGGAAGATACTGATTCATGAAGTCGAAGTTGGTAATGTAGTTTGTAGGCAATGTTGCCTTTACCGCTGAGGGTTGTAATTGAAAACCCGGGGTACTTTGAACTGATCCAGCCATTTTAAAAAATTAGTTTTTTTGGTTTTAAAATTATTTAATCCGGAGCCTATTCCCATGATCATTATCCAAAGCGGTAACTTTAAATCCACCTTTATCAAGTGGTTGTCCTGTTGTACGAACAGAGCCCATGTCGATATTCTTGCTTTGTTTAGCAGATTGGTCAATCGCATCAGCTTTACCTTGTTCGTAAAAGAATTTAGCAAATGAATCGGGATTCATAGCTACTGCTATCGTCTTGTGATAGGCTTTGGCATCCTTGATATATCCATTATCATCAACAAAATTTGTGAAGAATTTGGAAATATCCATTTGTTTGTTTTTTAAGTCATCCGCATTAGCTGGTTTCCAAGACACATCCTTATCTCCAATACCGAACTTGAAACCTTCAAATTCATTAGAGAATAATTCATTAGTCTTTTGCACAAAGAATTCGGATTTCTTTGCTTGCTCCTGCTGTTGAGCAGAAAGCGTACTCATGTATTCCTTATAAGATCGCAAAGCCTCTTGGTCTTCAGAAGAGACAGAAGATGTACCAATCGACTCGAGTGGTGCTCTGTACTTTTCTTTTTGTTCCTCGAAATACTTTGTTGCCTTAGTAAGTTCTTTTTTAAATGCAAGTTTTTTCTTCTTGATGTCACGTTCGTCATCAAGGTCTTCGTCATATCCGAATTTATCAGCCATTTCATATTGGATGTCATCGTCATCCAACTCAGGATTCATCTCTTTAAAATATGTAGCCAACAAACGCTCAGGTTGCTCTGATGAATAATCCTGATTAACACGATAGAAGTCTTCTAGTCCACGC